GGTTGGGTTGGTATTACAACCTATACAGATAATCACGGAAATCTGAGAGTTAAAACTGAAACTCTTGTTGCGGGAAGCACAATTACTGGTGATGCGGAAGATACCAAGTTCCCAGATAGCTGATATGTAATATGAGATTTGATGAGTTGAATGAGAGTAATTATTTACTCTTTGCTATAAAATTTTATGATAATCCTCAGGCAGTCACAAAAGACGACTTTGAAGATGATTTGAAACGTATCAAATACATCAAAAGGTTATTGAAAAGGTATAAAAATACTGGGGAACTTAAGACTCATCTTATACTCAATCATCTAACGGTGCTGTTCAATGTCTTCAATGACGCTGCAGTACCGTTGTTGTTTTATAATATGGAGTTTGAATTGTGGCCGTGCGTCAAAAGTTTTTTGATATTTTTGGATAGGATACCTGAATTTCCAACAACGAAAATAAATACCATACAAGAAGATCAATATTGTTTGTCTCAGTTGCAGGAACTCTAATGAATATGGATAAAATTCTAAATATTATTAGAAATCTTAATGAAGAAGGAATCCCCACAAATAATGCCAGTGGTGGAGCAATAGCGGGACTTCCTCCTGATGAACCTCCTGTGAAGAAGAAAAGAAGAGAAACACCTGTCGGTAGATATGGATCAAGAAGAATGTGGATACAAAATTTACGAGGAAAGTAACGTGTTCAGTCAAGGATCAAAGATAGCAGTTCTTGAATCGAAACTTGATATGTATGAAGAACTCTCCAAAGAAATGTTGAGTAAATTAGAATCTGCTGTAGATAAAATATCTGAGGGTAACAATAGGATTGCTCAAATTCTTACCAAACATGATGAAAGAATTGAGCAAAGTATGAAAACTGATGATTTGATTATTAAAATGATTGATGAGTTAAAAGATACTGAGGATAAAAATAATAAGATTATTCATGATAGGATTGATGGAATTCAAATAGATTTAAAAGCATTATCTAAGTTTAGATGGCAGGTTGGTGGAGTTTTTGTTGTTGGAGCACTCTTGATAGGTGCCGGTAGTAGAATCGTCCCTATGTTCTTGACTCCACAACCACAGCAGGTTATAATAGAAAGACAGTAGAAGTCTTTTGTAATGGATCTGATTGATTCCAAATATGTTGGTTTAGTTTCTGCTCGATTACAAAAGTTTAAAAAAGTTAAAGCAGATCTGTATAATTTTAGGTGCCCTATTTGTGGGGACTCTCAGAAAAATAAAAACAAGACACGGGGATATATCTACCAGGTCAAAAATAATACCAACTTTAAGTGCCATAACTGTGGTGCTAGCATGTCTTTTAGCAATTTCTTAAAGAAGATGGATACTGTGATGCACAAACAGTATACTCTCGAAAAATTTAAGGAAGGACATACTGGTAGAAATTTTGTTGTAGAAGAACCTAAGTTTGATTTTAAAAAACCTGTTTTTAAAAAAACCATTAATTTACCCAAAGCATCTTCAAATTCTTTTGCCAAAAGATATCTTGAAAAAAGACAAATAGATCCGGATAAATTTTACTATGCCGAGAAATTTAAAACTTGGACCAATACTCAAAAGAAAACTTTTGATTATACTGGTAAAGATGAGTCTAGAATTGTAATACCGATGTATGATGAAAATAAGAAATTACTTGGTTTTCAGGGAAGGGCACTAGATAACTCTCCTAATAAATATATCACCATTATGATTCAGGAGGAAGCGCCAAAGATATATGGACTGGAAACAATCGATACAAAGTTGCCCGTTTATGTTGTCGAAGGACCATTCGACAGCACATTCATTTCAAATTCAATTGCTCTTTGTGGAGCTGACGGTGATATTGCTAAGTGGGGTATTAGCAATCCTGTTTGGGTTTATGATAACGAACCAAGGAACAGAGAAATTGTCGAACGAATTCGCAAAACAATCGATAGTGGTGATTCCATAGTTATTTGGCCAAATAATATAACAGAAAAAGATATCAATGATATGGTTCTTGCTGGACATGAAGTTATGTCTATGTTAAAATCAAATACTTATCACGGACTAGAAGCAAAAATTAAATTCAACAATTGGAAAAAAGTATGACCAACGGCACAAAAGTAGTTAAGAGAAATGGAACAACAGAACCTCTTGATTTGAACAAACTCCACAAAATGGTTGATGAGGCATGTAAAGACTTAGCAGGTGTCTCTTCGAGTCAGGTTGAAATACAATCTGGTATTCAATTTTATGATGGAATTTCAACAGCAGAAGTACAAGAAATTTTAATTCGTTCTGCTTCCGATCTTATTGATCTTGAACATCCCAACTATCAATTTGTTGCTGCTCGTCTCCTTTTATTTGCTCTTCGTAAGCAATTATTTGGACGTATGCATGAAGCACCAATTCTTAAAGATCATGTGAAAAAGTGTATCGAAAAGGGTGTTTATGACGTAGAAATTTTAAATTTGTATAGTGATGAAGAGTTTGATAAACTCGAATCTTTTATTGATCATGATCGTGATTATCTATTCACATATGCCGGATTACGGCAAGTTGTGGATAAATACTTAGTGCAGGATAGAAGTACTGGGGCACTTTACGAAACACCGCAGTTCATGTATATTTTGATTGCGGCAACAATATTTTCTAAGTATCCTCAAGAAATAAGACTGGATTATGTAAAAAGATATTATGACGCAATCTCAAAACACAAAATCAACATTCCCACACCTATCATGGCAGGAGTGCGAACTCCACTTCGACAATATGCTAGCTGTGTTCTTGTTGATGTTGATGACTCCCTCGATTCTATCTTTAGCTCTGATATGGCAATTGGCAAATACGTTGCACAAAGGGCGGGAATCGGCATCAACGCGGGTCGCATCCGTGGCATCAACAGTAAAATCAGAGGCGGAGAAGTTCAACACACAGGCGTTGTTCCTTTCCTCAAGAAGTTTGAAGCGACTGTCCGATGCTGCACTCAAAATGGCATCCGAGGTGGATCAGCGACTGTCCACTTCCCAATCTGGCACCAAGAAATCAGAGACATCATCGTCCTGAAGAATAATAAAGGAACAGAAGATAATAGGGTAAGAAAACTTGACTACTCCATCCAGATTTCAAAACTTTTCTATGAGCGTTTCATCCAGAATGGAGAAATTAGCTTGTTCTCACCGCATGACGTACCAGGTCTGTATGATGCTTTTGGTACTGATGCATTTGATGCTCGCTATGTGGGTTATGAACAGGATCAGTCTGTTCCAAGAACGACTGTTGGAGCACAAGAACTTTTTCTGGACATCTTGAAAGAGAGAGCAGAAACTGGTAGACTGTATATCATGAATATTGATCACTGTAACAGCCACTCTTCCTTTACCGATAAGGTTGAGATGAGTAACCTGTGTCAAGAGATCACTCTTCCTACCAAACCACTGAACCACATTGACGATGAATCTGGGGAAATTGCTCTCTGTATCCTTTCTGCTATTAATATTGGTAAAATTAGGGGCACTGAGGATCTTGAAAGCCTCTGTGATCTTGCTGTTAGGAGTCTTGATGAACTTATTGATTTTCAAGGATATCCCATCAGAGCAGCAGAAATCGCCACCAGGGCACGTCGTTCACTTGGAATAGGTTATATTGGTCTGGCACATTATCTTGCCAAGCACGGTGCCTCTTATCAGGATCCTGAGGCATGGAAACTGGTTCATGATCTTACTGAGGCATTCCAATATTATTTGATTCGTGCTACAGTAGATCTTGCTAAAGAGAAAGGTGCTTGTGAGTATAGTGGCCGAACAAAATATGGTCAGGGAGTTCTTCCGATTGATACATATAAGAAGGATGTAGATGAAATCGTACCGAATGAGCTTCACTATGATTGGGAGTGTCTTAGAGACGATGTCATCCGATATGGAGTACGGAACTCAACATTGTCGGCACAGATGCCTTCAGAGAGCAGTTCCGTTGTGTCAAATGCCACAAATGGAATCGAACCACCTAGAGCGTACTTGTCCACTAAAAAGAGCAAAAAGGGAACCCTTAAGCAGGTTGTTCCGCAATACACAACTCTTAAAAACAATTATACGCTTCTTTGGGATATGGAGTCCAATAATGGTTATATTAATATTGTTGCTGTGATGCAAAAGTTCTTTGATCAGGCAATTTCTGGAAACTGGAGCTACAATCCCCAAAATTATGATAATAATGAAGTTCCTGTTTCAGTGATGGCACAAGATTTACTTAAAACATATAAGTATGGATGGAAGACTTCTTATTATCAAAATACATATGATAATAAGAATGACGAACTTGAAGAACAAAAATCAGAATTAGAAAGTTTAATTAGTCAATTAGAAACCGCCGAGGAGGAAGACTGTGAGTCTTGTAAAATTTAAGAAAGATTCAGTGGACAACAAAAATACAACGGTCAGTCAAATGACCGTCTTCAATCCAGAACAAGTTGATAGAAAGAAACAACCCATGTTTTTTGGAAAACCTTTGGGAGTTCAAAGATATGATTCGTACAAGTATCCAGTTTTTGATAAATTGACGACTCAACAACTTGGATACTTCTGGAGACCAGAAGAAGTATCACTACAGAAAGATCGTGCGGACTATCAGACACTACGCCCAGAGCAAAAGCATATTTTTACCAGCAATCTTAAGTATCAGATCATGCTGGATTCTGTACAAGGGCGCGGTCCTGGGATGGCTTTTATCCCTTACTGCTCATTACCTGAACTAGAAGCATGTATGGAAGTCTGGGGATTCATGGAAATGATCCACAGTCGTTCATATACATATCTCATTAAGAATGTTTATTCAGATCCTTCAGAGGTATTTGATACCATTCTGACTGATGATCGTATTCTTGAACGTGCCACTAGTGTGACTGAAGCATATAATGAGTTTATTAATAGTGCTCAACATTATGGAACATCCAATGATTGGCAACATGCATTAGAAGAAGTCCCATCCGCACAAGAAACAAGGTATGAACTCAAGCGCAAACTCTTCAGAGCAATTGCAAACGTTAATATTCTTGAAGGTATTCGCTTTTATGTCAGTTTCGCTTGCAGTTTTGCATTTGGCGAACTCAAGCTTATGGAAGGAAGTGCAAAAATCATCTCTCTGATCGCAAGAGATGAAAATCAACACCTGGTAATTACCCAGAACATTCTAAATAAGTGGAGAGACGGTGATGATCCAGACATGAAGAAGATCTCCAAGGAAGAAGAACCTTGGATGATTAATACATTCAAAAATGCTGTAAATCAGGAAAAACTTTGGGCAGAATATTTGTTCAAAGACGGATCTATGATTGGTTTAAATGATAAACTGCTTCAGCAGTATGTTGAATGGATTGCCAATCGCCGTATGAAAGCAATCGGTATTAAACCAGTTTATGACATTTCTGCAAAGAACAATCCACTTCCTTGGACAGAGCACTGGATTTCTTCTAAAGGACTCCAAGTTGCCCCACAAGAAACTGAAGTCGAGTCCTACATCGTTGGAGGAATCAAACAAGATGTCAAAGGAGACACCTTCGCGGGATTTAGTCTATGATAGTATGAGATCATATAGAGAGGCAGCATTGTCTGATTCTTATATGTTCGGTGAGTATGATGGATATCAAGCATACAAGGGGGACGAGTAGTCCCTCTTTTTTTTATAAATATTCGTATATGGATATAATATAAAGAACAATGTCCCTGTCTCAAAAACAATTTAATGACTTCAAAAAAGTCTGTGAAGAATTTTACGAACCAACAGAAGACCTCAATGAAGAACTGTTTGATGATATTTGTGATGAATTAATTGATGAACTCATTGAGGAAGGTTATTCTGAGGAAGATGCAGTCTTAATGATTGAGGATGCTGCTAATGATTATATTGATGAAGCAAAGGTAACTTTCGGACATGATACCCAAGCAAAAAGAGCGTCTGGTGCTCCTGTGGGTGCCCGAAGAAGGTTTGCCATGAGGAAGGCAGGAGACGCCATGAAGAAGGCAGGAGATGCCGTCAAGGGTGCTGCTGACAGAGCAGTTGGAACTGCCAAGGCTGCCAAGGCAGGTGTTGAGATTGCTGGTACTATCGCCAAGGACGAGATGGGAAGAGCAGGTAGAAAGGCAGCACACAGTGCCACTAAGGCAGCAGATGCCGTTAAGAGTGCTCCTGGTAAGGCAAGGGATAAGGCAAAGAAAGGCATCAAAGGATTCATTAAGCGTCAGGCAGAGAAGGTCGTGAAGCGTATGAGTGAAGAGAATGTAGAAGAACTCTACAAGGGTAAGCACGGTCAGACTGACAAACAGTATGCTGATTCCCGCTCTCAAGGTGGCAAGATGGTTTCTGGTGACTCTAAGATGAGTGGTGCTGAATACACTCATGGACGTAGAGTAAAGGCAGCAAACCCTGGAATGCAACCTGATGTAGGTGGTAAGACCAAGCCTAAGTCTCAGGGTAAAATGGATAAAGGCACCCGTGCCGATCTTGAGTATCGTAAGGCAAATCTTAAGAAAGAAGAATTAGAAGCGACTGGATTGTTCTCTGAGAAAGAAATTGCTGCTATATTGGAATCTGATAATCAGGTTGATGAAGCAATGAGTTCTTATGATCGCAATCGTAAAAGAGCAGCACAAAGAGCAGCAGATAGAAATGCTGCCAGAGCTGCCGGTAAGACTGGTGTAGTTCCTGGTGTTGGTTATGTATCTCCTAGAAAGGAGAGAGAAACTTATGTTGACTCGGCAGGCACAACCAGACATAAGTCTGGGGCAAAGATGCCGAAAGACTGACATAATTCTTCAAGGGGGGTTGACAACAACCCTCTTTTTTATTAGAATACCTTTGTTAGGGTTGATGGATATATAATAACAGCTTAAACAATATGAATGGATTCATATGAAAACCCATGGATATATTTGGACAGACCTTTTACTGGGGATGATGTTCGGGACTTTTTTGGCTTTGTGTATCTCATTACCAATAAGTCCAACAAACGACAGTACATTGGGAGAAAGTACTTTTGGGCGTTTAGAACGCCGGTAGGAAAAAAAAGAAAAGTAAAAATAGAATCAGATTGGAAGAAGTATTATGGTTCTTGTCCAGAGTTAAAGGAAGATGTTAAAAAGTATGGTAAGGAGAACTTCAGTAGAGAAATACTGAGTCTTCATAAAACAAAGGGAACATGTAATTATGAAGAAACGAAGCAATTATTTTTAAATAATGTTCTGAGTGAATCCCTTGACAACGGTGTCCCGGCGTACTATAATAGCAATATTCTCGGACGCTACATGCGGAAAGATTATGGTAACTTTGGAAGACACCCTGAAAACGACTCATGATTGGGCAGTTGATAGACTGCACACTCTCTGTGAAACCGAGACTGATGATGTGCTAAAATCAATTGAAGATGCTTATGCAATTCAATGTGAGTTTGCCGAATGGTTAAATCCAAATATTAATGATCACGAAATTTTTTCACTAGAATATCTTGGAGATGATTAATTTATGTTAGAACTTCTTGCCTCACTTACACTTGTTGATTATCAAAACCTGGCAACAGTTGTTCAGGTAGAAGCACATCCAAATTCTGCAGATGAATATTGTGTTGCTGCTTCTGTACTAAATCGTGTACTTTCTGATAAGTTTCCCAATACGATTTCTGGAGTAGTATTTGCTCCAGGTCAGTATCAAGGATTAAATTATAATTCCTATATAGTTCCAGATCCTAGATTGATTAACAAACTAAGTTCTCCTAGTGGTAATAAAAGTATTGCCCATTGGTCAAAGATTCTAAATGGAAGAACAGATTTCAAAGGACAATCTATGTTGGGATATAGAGTACCATCTCAAGATCCCATGTGTCACTCTAAAGGAAATTTCTATCACTATCACTGGCAATGATTATTCAAAAACTTAAAGAGACAATCGGTATTTTTAGTAGAAAACAGGCAACTAGTGTTAACTGGCCAGAAGTAACAGAAAATATTGAATTAGAAGCACCATTAGTTGAATGTGAGTCAGGACATTTTACTCAAGGATATGGATCATATACCGGTATTCCGGCACCTGTATATCTTG